GTTGTCCAGCCGCCAGCACCAGTAGCGGGTGCCCCGCTGATCCAGCCCCGGTCTCGCCAGCGCACGCCGCTTGTCAGGTTCCGTGCTTACCAGCCTACTGCGCGGACCCTGTTTGAGACCGAGATTGCTGGCGCGGTTAGCGGCCTCGTCACCGGGGTTGCGTCTGCTGTCACGGTAGCGGGCGGGCTAGGTACCTTCTCAGCCGCAGCCAGCGTGACGGGCGTTGGTGCTCTGGTCACGGTCGCGGGCGGGCTCGGTACGTTTGCGGCCGGGGCTAACGTGACAGGTGTAGCTGCTGCCGTTGCTGTGCTTGGCGGTGTGGGCACGCTGTCCGGAGGCGCGAGCGTTACCGGGGTCGGCGCTGCCGTGACCGTAGCAGGCGGCACAGGGACGCCTAGCGGCTCTGGCGGTGCGAACGTTACTGGCGTGGCCGCCCAGATCACGGTCGCAGGCGGAATTGGCACCCTATCGGCCGGGGAGAACCTGTCCGGCGTCGGCGCAGCGGTCACCGTGGCCGGAGGAGCCGGGACGCCTTCAGGCGGAGCGGCAGTCACCGGGGTCCGGGCTGCGATCACGGTAGCTGGCGGCGCGGGAACTACGGCTGGCTCCGCAGCCGTGACTGGCGTAGGCGCGGCCATCGCCGTGACTGGCGGGGTCGGCACAGCTTCCGGGAGCGCTGCGGTCACGGGCGTCGGTGCCCGAGTCACGGTAGCCGGTGGGCTCGGTACGCTCAGCGCCGGTGACAACCTCGTGGGCGTCGGATCCCAGATTACTGTGGATGGCGGGGTCGGCATAGCGTTTGGCGGCTTCAGCGGCGCAGCGAACGTTGCTGGTGCGGCTGCCCTCGTCACCGTGGCTGGCGGGGTCGGTACAACAAGTGCTGGGGCGGCTGCTACCGGGGTAGGCGCTAGCGTCACGGTCACAGGTGGCGTGGGCACGGCTAGCGGCGCTGCGACCGTCACTGGTGTCGGCTCTGCTATCACGGTCGCCGGCGGAGCAGGGACTGCGTCCGGTGGGGCCGCTGTGGCCGGTATCCGGGCGGCCATCAATGTGTCCGTAGTGTCCGGTACGGCTTCGGGCGGGGCGGGGGTTACCGGGCTCGGGGCTAGCGTGACGGTGGCTGGAGGCGCTGGCACAGCCTCGGCAGGGGCTAACGTGGCCGGTGTGGCCGCACAGATAACCGTCGCGGGCGGGGCGGGCACGCCTAGCGGGGCTGGCGCCGGGACAATCAGCGGGGTAGCGGCTCTAGTGACCGTGACCTGTGGAGCGGGCACGCTGACGACCGGGGGCAACGTAGCCGGGGTGGCAGCCCTGGTTACGGTGACTGGTGGCGCCGGTACACCGTCGGGTGGCGCGACGGTGACTGGCGTCCGAGCAGCCATCACGGTGACTGCCGGGGTAGGCATCCCGGGCGGAGGGGCTAAGGTCACCGGGGTAGCGGCGTCCATTCTGGTGAACGCTGGCGTAGGCCAGCTATCTGCCGCAGCCAATCTGGCTGGCGTCGCTGCCCTGGTGACCGTCCTGGGCGGCCACGGCACCGTGCTCGGGGGTGGTGCGGTCTTCCCTGGCACCGTCGTCATCACGCACTCGGCTGGAAGCGTTGTCGTCAGTAACACGACCGTGTACGCGGTCACGGTCAGCAACCGGGCCGGGAGCCTTCAGATAAGCAATCGTTCGGGACGAGTGGATATCTCCCAGAGGACGGGCGATGTCCAGGTTGGGAACCTGCCATGAACGTGTATCCGAGCGGGACCGTCGTACGGACCCAGGCCCAGAACTTCAAGGGGCTTGATGGCCTCGTGGCTGATCCGACGACTGTTACGCTGAAGTGGCGGCGAGGCTCGGGCGCCATCACCACGGCGGTGTACCCGGCTGCCCCAATCATCAAGGATTCTATCGGCAACTACCATGCCGACATGGACACGACTGGGTTCGTCGGGCCAGACCTGGAGCTCTGGCTGACGGAGTGGATCGGTACCGGCACCGTATCCGTAATTGGTAATGACTCATGGCAGGTTGAGCCACTAACCCTGTAGGAGGAACAGTGACGATTAGCAGGGCCTGCTACGCCAACCGTGACTCAGTCATGCGTGCGCCCGATATCAAGTTCACGGCCCGTATGGGCGAACAGGTGGACCGGGCCATTGAGTCAGCATCGGCATCGGTCGAGGACCGGCTCAACCGGGTATTCTTCAACACCGATGAGACCCGGAAATTTGACTACCCTGATTTCCAGTACAGTTACCCGTGGCGGCTCCGGCTGAACCAGAACGAGCTGGTCTCGGTGACCTTGTTTGTGACCGGCTCCCTGCTTCCGTCTCCGGTCGTGATCCCGGCCGGTAGCTACATCCTCCAGCCAGCCAACTCAGGGCCGCCGTACCGCTTCGTTGACCTCCGGCGTGACAAGAGCGTTGGCTTCGGTTACAACCCCACGCCGCAGCAGGATATCGCCATCACCGGCACATGGGGCTACTGGGGCAAGACCAGGCTAGCTGGTGCGCTGTCGGCAGCCATGCCCGATGCGACCACCGGCACAGCTAGGGTCACGGACGGCAGCGCGGTGGGGGCCGGTGACGTCCTGACTGTCGGTACCGAGCGCATGCTCGTCACGGATAAGACGATGGTCAGTACCGGGGTGATCTGGTCCGGGATGAGCACTGCCCAGGCTAACGATAACATCATCGCCGTGCCCGATGGGACGCTGTTCCACGCCGGGGAGACCCTGCTGGCTGATTCGGAGCGGGTCTGGATCGCCGACATCGCCGGCAATACCCTGGTCGTGCGTCGGGGCTGGGACGGCACCACGCTCGACGCCCATACGTCTGGGGTCCTGTACGCAGCCCGGCAGCTAGCCGTTACCCGGGGTGACTTCGGCACGACGGCCGCTAGCCATCTCAGCGCTGCGGCGTGTGTCACTACGCTGGTGCCCAGCCTGGTCCGGGATCTCACGGTCGCCGAGGCTGTTATCCAGCTGACCCAGGAGCCGAGCGCCTACTCCGCCGGCGGAAGTAGCACAGGCGGTACCGGCGGACAGAAGACAGAGCCCAACCCCGGTACCGGCATCGGTGACCTGCGGTGCCGTGTGGAGTCAGCCTACGGGCGCCAGGCAAGGAGCAGAGCGGTATGAGCGGGGTGACGTATAGCCGTTCCGGACCGTTCTTCGATCCGGTGGTTCGCGATGGCACTATCAGGCACTATTGCGGGCACACCGAGGGCGCGATCGGCGATGACGGGGTGTCGATGGTCCAGGCATACCTGCCGGGCTCGTACAGGCGGGATCGGCCTGATCCGCATCCTGGGCTCTACGAGAGCTCGATCCATACCGAGCGGTCTGTCGTCGACCACCTGATCATTACCGACACCCCCGTGGTTTACGGGCCGTGGCTGGAAGGAGTAGGCAGCCGTAACTATCCGGTAACTAGGTTCGCCGGGTACCACACATTCCGCAGAGTCAGTCAGCTGCTGGATTCCATGGCCGAAGTAAAGGCCGACTCAGAACTCACACCCTACGTGGAGAGACTCAATGCCTGAGCAGATCGATCTCAACGACATCGACGGTGCCTACGGTTCGGGGCTTAAGTGCCTACAGTGCATCGGCGAGTATCAGCTGGCCGTCCAGGACAAGGAGGCCGGGGTGCTTCACGACGGCAAGGAGCCGGTCATCCCCGAGATCCGGGCAGCCGTAACGCTGGCTCCGTCCTGGCAGCAGACCCAGATGATGGGCCAGCTGGTGATGGCCTGTGTTCCGCTCCCTAGCTGCATGGAGCACCTGACGACCAAGAAGCAGAGCGCGGTTCAGCGGGCTACGGCTAGCGGGCTAGCGCTGGGCGGGAACGGGATGTCGTGACGTCCAATTTCAACGATGAGGCCGTCAACACGGTGTTCAGCCGGGTTGTCAGCTACGCCATGCAGACCGGGCGTTTTGACAACGTGAACCAGCACGAGCCGAAGAACGCACCCGGTAACGGTCTCACCTGCTCCATCTGGATGCAGCGCATCACGCCGATCGCGGCTGGTGGGCTGGACGTCACATCCGGAGTGGTGCTGCTCCAGGCCCGAATCTACACCAGCTTTGTTCAGCAGCCGTTTGACATGATCGACCCGAGTGTCATGGCGGCCACTACCGATTTCATCGGAGCCATGAGTGGTGACTTTGAGTTCGGCGGTGAGGCGGACGTCAGGAACGTGGACCTGCTCGGGGCTTACGGGCCGTCCCTATCTGGCGAGGCCGGGTACATCGAGATCGACCGCAGGGTCCTGCGGGTCATGACAATAGCGGTACCGATCGTGATCAATGATATGTGGGAGCAGGTGGCATAATGCCAAAGCAGTCCGGGCTCGGCGACAACCTGTATTTCAATGGGTTCGACGTGTCGGGATCCATTCTGAGTGTTGACAAGATCAGCGGTGGGCCGGCACTGCTCGAAACCACCAACATCAGGCAGTTCGCCAATTCGCGCCTCGGTGGCGTACGCGACGGATCGATGTCGTTCACCAGCTGGCTGGAGACGCTCCTTACCGTAGCCACGCCGGGCGTACCGGCTTCGGGTACGCCTCTGGTGAGCACAATCAACCAGCCGGTCCAGGTGACCATCACTGGCGGCACGATGACCAACGTGACGATCAACGGGTCGACTGTTGGCGTCGGGGCCGGTACCTACACGCTGCCGGCGCTCGGGACGATCGTGATGACCTATTCCGTGGCGCCTACCTGGAACTGGTTCTCGCTGGGCGTAGCGCACCAGGCCTTCAGCCCGCTGATTCGTACCGATGGGCAGGCCATGTACTTTCGGGGTACGGCGCTGGGCGCGCCATCAGCCTGCTGCGTATCCAAGCAGGCCAACTACGACCCGACCCGGGACAACAAGGGTGCCATCACGGCCAAGATCGACATCGATGCCAATGGCTTCGGGATGGAATGGGCAAACACGCTCACGCCGGGGCTCCGGACTGACAACGGGCCGACCACGGGTGCGTTCTTCGACCTCGGGGCTAGCTCAGCGTTCGGCTGCCAGGCCTACCTACAGCTGATCGAGCTTGTGGGCACAAACGTCCAGGTCACGATCACGCACGCCACTACCTCGGGCGGAACATACAACACCCTGATTGACTTCGGGGTTCAGACCGTCATCGGTGGGTACCGGCAGGCTACGCTGAACAACGTAGCCGTCCGGGAATTCCTGAAGGTTGCTACGGCCGGTACATTCAGCCAGGCGGTTTTCGCCGTGACCTTTGTCCAGAATCCAATCGCTGGGGTGTCGTTCTGATGGATGACCTGAACCGCATCATACCGGCCGTAGGGCCGGAGCACTACAAGACGTACACGATCACCGCACCTGTGACCACACACTGGCGGCAGGCGACGTGCGAGGAATACGAGTGTGACGACTTCCTGTACGGCTTTGTGCTGACCATCGATCCAACAACTGATCTCGGGCAGCGCCAGCTGGCTTACGTCAAGCAGGACAAGACCCGCAAGGGGGTCGTCCAGCAGGTCGGCCCGAATCTCATCAAGGTGGCCTACGGGCCGGGACAGTCGTGCTTCGAGCCGAAGCGCAGCACGCACCGTGTGCCTGTGGGTCGGCCACCGTTCTATCTGGTCTCGGGCGGTGACTGGCGGGGCAATCCGCGCGGTACCGAGACCCTCGTCCATCGTCGCCCGGATGACTGGGTGGACGATTGCGCAAACAATCAGAACAGGATCGCAGACGCGATCCGGAAAGGTTAGGCCATGCCGAAGACCAGCGGCCTCGGGAGCGCAACGATCATTGACGATGCGTCCGGTACTCCGCGCACCATCAGCAACGACATCACCAACTATTCGTTCTCAACCCCGCGCGCCAGCCAGGACGTCACGGGCCTGGACAAGTTCGCCATCGAGCGCATCCTGCTCCTGGCCGACTACACCAACACGCTAAACGGTGTGTTCAACTCGACCGCCAACTTCAGCCACGATGTCTTCAAGACCGTGCCCAGCACGAGCGCGCAGCGCACCACAGCCCTCCAGGTGCTGACCGGTGGTGGCACTCCGCAGCTGATCTGTGAGGTTCTGTACACCGACTATCAGCTGACCCGCGCGGCTACCGGCGAGCTGACTTGGCAGGTGCCTGGCTCACTGTCGGACGGCACCGTTCCGACCTGGACCTGAGGAGCAATCATGGGGTTCCGTCCCGAGGAGACCATCTACACGCTGGAGTTTGATGGCAGCAACATGGATGGCCTCCAGGTCAAGATGTCTGCGCTCAGCGTCGGTGAGTACGGCAAGATGATCAGGCTCATGAACGTCACCAGGCTAGAGGAAGCGGGTGATGCCAACGATGAGATCGTCCGCATGTTCGCAGCGTCTCTGCGCAACTGGAACGTCGAGGACAAGGCGGGTGAGCCGGTACCTACCACCCTGTCCGGCGTCGAGACACAGGAGCAGCCGTTCATCCTGCGCATCTTCACGGCATGGCAGAAGTCGATGTCCAGCGTCAGCGATGATCTGGAAAAAGACTCAGCCTCTGGCGCGACCACGCTGGAGGCTTCACTCGGGATGGCCGGCCAGTCACAGAGCCTCCCGAGTGGGCTGAGGCCGAACTAGTCCTGGCGCTCTGTGACAGGTTCAGGTGCCTGCCGTCCGCTGCCCGGGCGGAAGACATCAGCGTGTTGCAGATGATCCAGATGGAGGCGATCATGAAGCCGGCGAAGGAGGTGGATATCCGGGATGCCGAATGAAGTGCACATCAAGGTCACCGTCGACGACAATACCGGCCCAGGCATAGCTAAGGTCATTGTCGAGCAGAAGGCTCTTCAGCGTGAGGTGAACAAGTCTAGCGACAGCGTCAGGTCTGCCTTCCAGGGCATCAAGATGTCGGGCATGACGATGGCGGTGGCGCTAAGCCCTACCCTGCTACCCCTAGCGGCCGGGCTGTCGGCCGGGGTCGGCCTCGTCGCGGCTAGCTTCGGCTCGGCTATGATCGCGGCCGGTGGCTTTGGGATCATGGCCAAGTCTGTGTTGTCGTCGGCGTCCAGCGACTCCGACAAGCTGCTGACGGTAGCGACCTCCCGTGCACAGAAGTTGTCCGTGCTTCAGATCCAGCTGGGTGCGGCAACCACAGCTGCCCAGAAGAAGCAGATCCAGAGTCAGATCGACGCCGTCAAGAAGGCGTCGGACCTTCAGACGGCCACCATCAAGGCGGGCTGGACCAAGTCCTACAGCGCCGTCGTTGACAGCGTCTCCAAGGTTAAGGCGACCTGGAAGAGCACCAGCCGGGAGATCGCTAGCCCGGTACTGCTGCCGTGGCTGGACGTGGTCAACCGTGGCATCGGATTCCTGGCCATTGCCGTCAAGCCGGTAGCCCTTGAATTCGAGGCCTGGGGTAAGGCCGTCGATAAGTATTTCAAGAGCAAGGCCGGCAGCGACAACATCAAGTCCATGGCGACCAGCTTCGGTCAGTTCGCGAGCCTCCAGCTGGCAAACATCGTCCAGTTCCTGCGCGACGTCGGAAAGGGCGTCTTCAACCTGTGGCATGATCTCAAGGGGACCGGCATCTACATGGGGGCATTCGGAGACCAGCTTGTCAAGTGGGGCGACGCATTCGCGAAGTGGTCGTCCAGCAAGCAGGCCCGGGATGACGTAGGGGCTTTCGTCAAGTACCTACGCCAGAATGGCCGCCTGGTCGTCGACTTTGTCAGCCAACTGGCCCAGGTGATGCCCGGGCTGTTCAAGGGTGCGAGCGCGGCCGGTGTTCTGGAGCTCCAGGCTATCACTACGTTCCTCACCTTTGTCAACTCGCTACCGAAGTCCTGGCAGGCTCCGATCGTTGAGCTGGCCGGCGCCATGCTTCTGCTCAAGAAGACCGGCGTCATCACGGTGGGCCTGAGGCTAGCCAAGATGGCCGGGGTAGGCGGATTGGGCGGGGAGGCGGCGAAGCATGGCGACACCGCAGCGGTAGCGGGCGGGGCTGGGGCAGCAGCTACAGAGCACATGATCGGCAAGGTTCTTGGCGGCGGAATGAAGTGGGCCATCCGGGGCGGCATAGCCTTTGGCGTGGCCGAGATCATCGTTAAGCCGATGCTGGAAAGCGCGAGCTCTGGCAAGGACAAGAACTGGTGGAACAACCCGTTCGGTGCCGCTAGTCCGACAGCCCGGGACGCCTCCGGATGGAACAGTACTCGGCAGGCACTCAAGAACGTGACGCACTGGTTTGACATGACGCGCCACGACATCGGTCACATCTGGGACATGATGTGGGACAACACGGCAGGCCGGGCTATCCGGGGTGGCCACAACGTTGAGGCCACGGTCAACGGGGTCAAGCATACAATTGCCAATCAGTTTGACGGTGTGCGCCACAGCATAGCCAGCTCCTGGGACGGAGCCTGGGACAGCGTCAGGAACCGAGCCGTGAGCGGGGCCCACAACACGGCTGCCCAGCTAGACGGATTCCGGCACAACGCGGCTAACAACTTTGACAGCGCGCGGCACGCGGCTGCCAGTGCCTGGGACAAAGCCTGGGACGCGGTGACTAGCCGGACGGCCCAGGGGTTCCACGCTGTGATGAACTGGATTGGCGCCCTGCCGGGCCACATCCGGGATGCATTCTTCGGGGCTAGCCACTGGCTTACGTTCGCTGGTCGCGAGACCATCCAGGGTCTGTGGAACGGCATGAGTGTGATCTGGCACAAGGTCACTGGCTGGATCTCCGGGCTGGCGGGCTGGATCAAGTCGCACAAGGGGCCGCTCTCGTTCGACCGCAACCTGCTGGTCCCGGCCGGCAAGGCGCTAATGTCTGGCCTTCATACCGGGCTGCTGTCTGGATTCCGATCTGGACCGTTCGGGTTCATCTCCGGGCTAGCCGGTACGATCGGCGGCCTGATCGCCAACAAGTTCTCTGGGTTGTTCGGGGGCGGGGGTGCCGGCTCGGGTGTTCAGCGCTGGAGCCCGCTTGTGCTCCAGGTCCTCAAGATGCTGCACCAGTCTCCCTCGTGGCTAGGGCTCGTGCTACGGCGCATGAACCAGGAGTCCGGTGGTAACCCTAGGGCTATCAACCTCACGGACTCCAACGCCGCGATGGGCGACCCAAGCCGGGGCCTGATGCAGACGATCATGGGTACATTCATGGCCTATGCTGGCCCGTTCCGCGGCCTCGGGATCTACAACCCTCTGGCGAACATCTTTGCCGGCCTGAACTACGCACTGCACCGGTACGGCTCTCTGGCCGCGCTGGGGCGGCCGGGCGGGTACGCAGCCGGTGGTATTGCTGGCGGCTGGATTATGGCCGGTGAGCATGGCCGAGAGCTGATCAAGATCCCGCGCGGTAGCCACGTCCGGTCCAACCCAGACACTGAGCGTATGATGGACGGCGGTGGACGGATTCACATTACGATCGGTCTGGGGCAGGGCTACGGTGACGGCAAGATCATGCGCGAGATCATTCGGCAGCTGAAGATCGTAGTGCACGATGAAGGCGGAAGCGTTCAGGACACCCTGGGCTGGAGGGCCTGATGCCCCTGTTCCCGCTGAACATCCTCTGCGAAATCCTGATCAACGGCACCTGGGTCGACATCAGCGATTTCGTTTACCAGCGGGAAGACATTGAGATCCAGGGTGGGCGCCAGGACGACATTCACGAGCAGTATCAGCCCGCCCAGATGACCCTGACGCTTAACAACCGAGACGGCCGGTTCACGCCGAACTACGCCAGCGGGCAGTACTACCCGTTCCTCCAGAACAACGTCCAGATTCGCCTCAGCATCAACAGCGCCACGTCGTCATCGGGTAACGTGTACACCGGCTTCCGGTTCTGGGGTGACGTCAAGAAATGGCCGCTGCTGAGTGACCCGAGCGAGAAGGACGTCTACGTCAAGATCGTAGCTACCGGGCCGCTCCGTCGGCTCCGGTCTGGGGGTGGTGAGGGTAGCGCGCTCCAGCGGTACTATGCCGGCCTGAAGGGATCGTTCGCGCCTATCGCCTACTGGCCCTGTGAGGAGGACCCCAACACCGGGCTGATCGGTACCGGCGTACAGGCGGGCGCCAACATGTCGATCGTCTCGGGCAGCCCGAAGTTCAAGGCGGTCAGCGACTTCAACGGCTCCAGCCCGATCGGGGTCGTGAACAAGTCCATCTGGACCGGCGTCACCGGCACGTTCGGAACCTCAGGTGACGACCTGTTCCTGGTACCCGGCACCTATACGTTCGTCGCTAGCACAACGTCGGTCAACGCCAAGGTCCTATCTGGCGGTGGCGGCTCAACCAAGGGCCAGGCCGGAACGGCCGCAGGTGGCTCCTCAGGCGGTGGCAGTGCCTGGGCCGGCAACACGGCCGTCCCCACGACCCCGGGCCAGCCATACACAGTCATCGTCGGCAACGGTGGCTCACCAGGCAACTGGAACTCAGGGGCCTCTGATGGTGATATCAGCTCATTCACCGGCGACGGTGGTACGCTGGTTCAGGCTGATCCGGGCAAGGGTGCCAACGCCAATGCGGCCGCTGGTGGCCGGGGCCTGATAGCGAATTCGTTCGGGACGGTTCTTCACAACGGTGGTAGCGGTGCCAACAACACCGGCCTTGCCAACGGTGGCGCGGGTGGCGGATCGTCCGGTGGCTCGGCTGCCGATGGAGCGGCCGGTGCTGTCCCTAGTGGCCCGTTCGGCGCGGCAGGCGGTAGCGCCCCGGCCGGTGGTGGTGACGGTGGCCAGGGTGGCGGAGCAGGCCCACCGCAGGCTGATGGTAGGCCTGGAATCAGCCCCGGTGGGGGTGCGGGTGGTGGCTGGGCTAACGCAACGGACAGCACCCAGGGTGCCTTCGGTGCGTCCGGTAGCGTCGAGCTTGTCTACACCGGCTCCGGTGGGGGCACCCAGCCCAACAACAACGTCATGCGGTTCATCCTGTTCGTACCGAAGCATACCGGGAACAGCCAGGCTGTCCTGGTTCGTATGCTGACGACCAGTACCAAGGTAGCCCGGGTTGACGTTCAGTACCGCTTCGGCGGCAACATCCGGTTGTTCGGATACGACAACGCCTCGACCCAGCAGTTTGACTCGGGCAACCTGAACGTCGGGGCAGACGGACAGACGCTGATGGTGTCGGCTGAGCTAGCCAAATCCGGCACAAGCATCGCCTGGGCGTTCTCCGCGATCCGGCCGGGCGATCACGGCGTGGTGGCAAAGACGAACGGAACGGTTGCGACAGCCACGATGGGATCGGTCTCCCAGGTCGTTGTCGATCCCGATGCTAACGTGACCAAGACCGCTATCGGGCACATCAGCCTTCAGTACGCGCTGATCCCGCTGTGGAAGGTCAGCCGGTCGCTACACGGTCACCACATAGAGTCTGGTATCAACCGCTTCCGGAGGCTGTCTAACGAGACGGCCGTGGGTCATATTGAAGACATGGCCGAGGCGACCGAGCACTGGGGCTTCGAGACGGGCATACAGAGCTGGACGGCTAACGCTAACGGTGCGATCACCAACCCCACAACGAAATTTACAGACGTGGGCGGGGACGCCTGGCCGACGCAGGGCACGCACAGCCTCCTTCTCACAGCCAACGGCGGGGGTGCGCCCAGGACGATCTCTCCGACCGGGCTAAGCGGACAGCCAGTCGTGGCCGGGGACACGATATCCTGCTCATTCGACCTTTACAGCGATGTACAGATAACCAACTCCTACGTCGGCATATCCTGGTATGGGGCGGCCGGTGCCTTTATCAGCGAGGCTGACTCCAACGACTTCACTCTGCCCGCAAATGAGATCCACACGTTCACCCTCTCGGGCGCGCTGTCGCAGTCTCCTCCCGGGGCGGCCTTCTATGCCCTGATCTTCGGGGCCCATAGCACCCTGGCGAACGGGACCAAGCTGTACGGTGACCACATTCACACGACACCGCACATGGGACCGCAGACGCACAAGCACCTGCTTGATCTGCACAAGGAGATCGCGGAGCTAGAGCAGGGCATGATGAGAGAGGCGAAGACGCTCTGGGGCCTGGCCTACCGGACCAGAATGCGGCTTGTCAACCAGAGCCCGTCCATCACGCTGGATCACAACGCCAAGTACCTCGCGCCTGACCTGGTGCCGACCTTCGATAACCTGCATATCTGGAACGACATCACCGTTCATCGGCACAAGGGCAACAAGATCCAGGTCACGCTGAACAACGGTGCTATGTCTATCCTGGAACCGCCACAGGGGTCCGGCCGTCACAAGAAGACGCTCAAGGTAATTGCGGCCGCTGATGAGCAGCTGGCTGCACTGGCAACCCATCTCCTGATGATCGGCACCTCCAGCGACGGTACTGCCCGAGACACGGAACGCTACTCACCGCTCTCGATCGACATGGCGCACGCCGGGTTCACTGGGAACGGACTGGCGCCGCTGATGTCGGCCGTGGCCGGCGTCGAGATAGGCGACCGTGTTGACCTGAGCAACCTGCCGTTCTGGTTCCCCGGCTCAACGGCCAGGCAGCTGGTGATCGGGTATGCCGAGACGATCAACACATTCAAGTGGGAGATTCACTGGAACTGCGTGCCGTACGCCCCGTTCGTCCAGGTGACCACCAACATAAGGAAGTGGTGAAATGGTCCTCGCAGCTTACACGCTAGAGCAGGCCGAGCAGGACATCTCGGACGTACGCGGGCTGCTTGACAGGATTCTTGAGGCCCACACATTCCTGGACGGGCCGACCCCGAACGCTCCGGATTCCAGCGGGGTGACGATCTACTCGGCATCCGGCAACCTGGCCGTCATGAACGCCACCGGGCTCGCCGGGAACGTCCCGCTTGCCCAGTCGGCTTTCTTCCCGGGTAACACGGTGACAGCGGCCAGCCTCCAGAATCTAGGCCAGGGCACGTACAAGGGTGGTGATGCGGACGTCGGAGCCGTCTACCAGACTGAGGTGTGGGGGAACGGCCAGGGTGGTTCGGTCGGCAACCGCCAGACATTGCAGTTCTCCATGGTGTTCGGCGGGACTACGATGTCCGGCCTTACGTTCGGCACAACGGTTCTCCCTGACACCGCTGCCTTCTTCCGGTTCTGGGCTATAGGCCGTGTGATCTGCCTGTCTACCGGGATTGCCGGGGCCTGGCAGTCATCCATGTTCGCCCAGATAAACCAGTTCGCCGCTAACATCGCCTCTGGCAACGACAACACAACTACCGGATTCTCCTGTGAGTCTACGGGAAGCACAGTCAAGGACACGACTGTGGATAACCAGGTATCGGTATCGTGTGCATGGGGTGGTACAGGAGGGGGTCCAACGATAACGGGCCAGACCGTTAGCTTCGGAAGGGTGAGGTAAATGCCACAGATTGCGGCAGGCGTCGGGGCTGTCCTGGTAACTCAGGTAGGAGCGGCGGACCGGGTTGTCCTGGTCGGGCTGCGGAACGTCACGACTGGTGACACGCTAGATCTCGGGAAGCAGGGCATGAACATCCTGGCCGTCATCAACCGGGCGGTGATGATCTCGGTGACGTCGTTCGTGGAGATCTCTGCGCCGCACACAACCGGGAGCACCGTCGTCACGATGCCATCCGGCCTTACCAACGACGCAGGCTACCTACTAGCCTGGGGTTCAGGAATCGACTAGGGAGGAACAATGTCAGAACCAGACCGTGAAGCCACGGAGCAGGAGGACTGGCGAGATCGGCTCGGACGGTTCGCCGGGCTCGATCCGGACACCGATGACCGGCCGCAGGTGATGCCGGTACTCGAGCCGGAGCCGGGGCGGCAGACACACGCGGCGGATCACGAGCGCGCGGCACTATGGGACCGGGCTGGAGGTGACGATGATGAGCCTGATCCGGGAGTGGATAGCAAGCCCTAGCTACTCATCCCGTGGAGGGGCCACGGTTGACAAAATCGTCCTCCACACGGCCGAGGGAGCCCGCACGATTGAATCGCTGGGCAGCTTCTTTGCCAACGGCGCCAACCAGGTCTCGTCCCATACCGGGGCCGATAACCAGAAGGGGAGAATTGGCGAGTACGTCACCCGGGGCAACAAGGCCTGGACTGCCGCGAACTACAACCCGTACTGCGTGCAACTAGAGCTCTGCGGGTTCGCCTCGTGGACCAGGGATATCTGGATGAACCAGAACCGGAACATGCTCAACAACTGCGCTCAGTGGATCGCAGAGGAGTCGGCAAAGTTCGGCATCCCGATTACCAAGCTGACCCCGGGTCAGGCCCAGGGCAACGGCCGGGGCGTGTGCCAGCACGTAGACCTCGGGGCCGGGGGAGGGGGCCACCACAACTGTGGTCCTGGCTTCCCGATGGATGACGTGCTCAAGTGGGCGCGCGAGGGGCAGCCCAAGCCGCCACCCGACAAGCAGTTCCTCTACTACGATGGAGACCATACCATGCAACTTCAATTCTCGGCCGGTAGCGACGGGAACGCGCCGCGCGCTCTGGTCGTCATACCCAACCAGCACTCCGACGGCAAGTCCCGGATGGTGTTCGGCTGCGCCCAGCCGTCCGCGCTCCGGGTTGACATGATGGGCTTCGGCGCCACCGCCAACCTGGATCTGTCCTCCGACATGGGCCGGCAGGGCTTCGGGATCCAGGACGGATGCCATGCTGTCACGGTCCGCCGTGACTCTGGCACCGAGCCGGTCTCGATGGACTATTCGCGCAACAAGTCTGACATGTAAGTCCCGGGTATACTCAGAGCATGAGCGTACCCTATAGCGAGAATGCCGTGGCCCCGATCACCGACCTCCAGGAACCAGTCCGGAAGCAGGTGATCGGGGTCATGGTGCGCGTTAGCGTGCCGGAAGACGTCGTACCTGAGGATGTTGTCCGGGACCTCCGGCACAGCATCGAGTTTGGTCAGGCCGAGATCAGTCTGGCCTATGTTCTTGCGCCTCCCGTTATCGAATCGCCACCCGATACGCCATAGTCGGGTGCCACCAGCCGGACGGGCGGTGCCAGCCAACCCTGGTGCCGCTCTCCAGCGCGCCGAAGGTTCCGTGCCGGGTCTTGAGCTCGACGTGGCCGGTGCCGTAGAACATCAGGTCACCACGGCGCGCGTCGCGGATGCGTATGCGGTAGAGGCGGCCGGACGCCAGCATGCTGTAGGTTGAGTGGGGCAGGCTGATCCCGAGCGCACGCGCGTAGGCCGCCATCACCGCGCCGGAACAGTCATAGCACGTCGGCCCGGCTCCTCCCCAGCAGTACCAGTGCCCGGCTTCGTGGTTCTCGGCCCAGTGGAGCGCAGCCAGGGCCTGGGCTGCCGTGTCGGCGCGGGCCGGGGCCGAGGGGATCGCTAGCGTGCAGACGATCAGGAATGCGAGTGCGCTGAATAGCGCTATCCACCTTGTCATGATCAGCAGCCGTCGTATGGCGACCAGGCGGCAGTTCCGCTCTGGGCGTACTCCTGAGAGAATGCCTGGTTCTGCTCAGCGACCGAGGCGTTCTCCGGCAGTCCGCCGTGCCCCAGCGCCTGCCAGGTGGACGGCAGGAAGCCGTACAGGCCACCCGCTCCGCTAGACGAGTTCACCGCCGACGGATTCCCGGCGCTCTCGGCCTTGATGACGCATGCCTGGAATCCGCTCCCGCCGGAGTAGCTGACTATCGGCTGGGCCGGGCTGGCTGGCTGGACGGCCGGGGTAACGGCCGGGGCGGCTTCGACGTGCTGTGGTGACGCCAGGACGGGCGCGGGCCGTGGAACGTGGCGCAGAGCCATGAGCAGGATCCAGTCCTTGCGCGGGTGCCATGGCGACAGCCGGAGCTTCTGGCCGGGCTGTAGCACATTGGGATTGTGGATCTTCTGCCGATTGGCGTACCACAGAGATGGCCATCGGCTCGCATGGCCGTAGACCTTCCTAGCGATTGAGCTGAGCGTGTCGCCCTGCCTCACCTTGTACTCTGGGAATACCTCGTGAGGCCTGAGGTACCTTGTCGTGTAGACGGTGTCCCGTCCAGGGACCGAGGCTCCGCTCGGCACCATGCTGACTGATAGAACAGTTGTCCCTGCCAGAACCGCTACAGCGATTGACAGGGCAGCGATGCGATGATCCTTGCGACTTACGTGTCGGCCTTGCCTCCGACTAAACAGCCGGGTTACCGCAGATATCCTCCGTACACGTTTCACGCTTCTCCAGTTGAGAGGGTTGTGTGCAGCCTACTAGGTCTATTCGGCGCACCTGTTAACGCCATAAGTTACGCCCCGATTACGATCCGAAGCTAGCCCCCGTTACTGAAACGTTACGGAGCCCTAGGGTTGCCTGTGCCGGCTCGGAGCCCCGGTGGGTCACCTATGTGTGGGCTAGCGGTATACCCTCGGGAGCGGCCACACAGGCTCCGTGCCGGACCCATCTAGGACGTAGCCTTGATCCGGCTAGCGGGCCTACGGCCGGGCTCGGCCCGGTCCTCGGCCGGCCGGTAGGCGGCGTGCTCGTGCGGCAGGCCTACCCGCACGGCGTGAAGCCTGCGATGGAAGGAGCGCCACAGCCCGGCCATGATGTCAGTCTCGCTGCGGAAGGTCAGTTCTTCCAGCCCGCCCAGGCTGTCAGCGTGCCGGTGAGTCATGTGCTTGGCAAACGTTTCGTCGTCCATGTTGTCGGCTGAGATGACGAGATCAGTCATCGCCTGGCTCCGGCCTTGAATACATCCCGCTGAAGGAGGACGTCCCCGAACACAGCCTTGATATCATGATTCCCCTCGAAGAAGCCGTCATTCTCCTTGCTGGTGCTTACCCCAGCCTTGTCTAGCTTTGCCTTGAGATCAATGAAGGCAGTCCTCATCTTCTGCCGGGCTTCCTCGAAACGTTCTCTCTCGTCCATTACCTGTCTCCTTAGTCTGGGTCCACTACAAACAGCCTGTCCACCATTACCGGGGTACCGAACCCGGCGATGCGGTTGCCCTCTGCGATGACGACATCGTGGTTCACGGATATGCCCTCAATGATCCGCTTGAGCCTTGGGAACACCCATCGGCTGACCCGTAGGTACACCTCTTCATCGGTCGTGTCGTAGCAGCGCAGGGAACAGTACGCCAGCAGGTCCGGCCGCTTGAGCGTCCTGAGGATGTCCTCAACTTCCTCGCCGGTACGGCTGCGTCGGTTCTCCACCGCGTCCTGGTAGTTGCGCTGCTTGACGATGCCCGCGTAGATCACGCGTGGACCCTTGCCGTAGTTGCTTCGGGCGTTAGCTCCGTAATCCTGCTGGACCGCGATGGCGGCTACCTCGGTGCCGGTGTGCGTCGGGAGCGGTACCCGAAACTGGCCCCGGAGCCACTTGTTCACCCGGGCCATGCGGTCCTCTGTGACGCGCAGCCCGAATGGGTCATCGGCTACCGAGAAAGCCTGCATGGTCTGGATGGTCTTCGGACCTATGCCCTTGATGGCATCCAGCTGGCCCCAGTCCTCATAGTTACCGAACTCGGCCTTGTCGGCCTCGATGTTCGCAGCCGTCTTGTCGCCGATGCCGGGGATCTGCTGCCAGCCAGCCACGATGCCAACATCGAGCACGGCTCGCCAGCTACGGCTGCTCTGGTTCAGCCGGGGCGGCACGATGGCGATGCCGTGCGCCTGGGCGTCCTTCATCAGCTTGTAGGCCTGCTCCTCGTCTCCGGTCTTGCTCAGCGCCGCTGCGAAGAACGCGGTGGGGTGATGGACCTTGAGCCACATGCACCAGTAGCCGATCAGCGTGTAGCTAACGGCGTGGGCCGTGACGAACGAGTACGTTCCCGAGGTCACCATCAGCTTCCAGATGCGGTCGGCTAGCTTCCGGTCCATGCCGTGTAGCCGGGCGGCACCCTCGAGGAACTTCTCCTCGCTCATCTGGAACGCGGCCTCGCCTACCTTCTTGCTGATGATGCGCCGGATCTGCCCGACTGAGAACCAGTCGAACCCGCCCAGGTCCCGGAGGATCTGGAGGATCTGCTCCTGGTAGATGATCTGGCCCTTAGTCCGCTCAGTCACGGCGTCCACGATCGGGTGTAGCCGGGCTGCCTTCTGACGACCGTGCCTTACGTCCACGTAGGTAGCGGTCGTGCCCGAGAACAGGGGCCCTGGGCGGCTGAGCGCATTGACGTCGGTGAGCTCGGTGAAGTCCCGGGCCTGAACATCGCGGGTAACGAGCCGGGTGGCCCGTCCCTCAAACTGGAACACGGCTACGACGTCGGCCGCGCGGAATGCGGCCAGTACGTCCTTGTCATCGAGCGGGAGCGCATAGAGATCCTCCAGGCTCATCCCGACTGCAGCTAGCGTCCGGGCGATGATGCTCATGGTCGTCAGCCCCAGGAAGTCCAGCTTGATAGCACCGGCCGCCTCGACGTCATACTTGTCAAGGCTCATTACCTGCACGCCGTTACGCTCATAGATGGCACAGATGTCGGTGAGTGGCCCGTTCGCCACGACCAGCCCGGCCGCGTGTACGCTCATGCCCCGGACATTACCCTCGAGCCGGGTTGCCTTCCACAGATCCGGGAATGCCTCGAACGCAGCCTTGGCGTTCGGGAACATCTCAACGGTGTCTTCTAGGGTGGCGTCAAACCGGCTGTCACCGCCCGAGCGCTCGACGACCAGGTTGCTTACCGTCTCCTTGGCTGCGCTCGGGATGCGGTAGACGCGGGCTACATCAACCAGTGCGTTCTTACCACGGTATCGTATGAAGTTGCCAACCTGCCCCACGCATCCGCGTCCGTACTTGGATTCCAGGTACTCCCGTACTTCTCCCCGCCGCTCGTCTTCAAAGTCAGTATCGATATCAGGCGGGTCCGCACGGGACGAGTCAAGGAAACGCTCAAAGAGCAGTCCGGGGTGACGGTACGGGTCCACCTCGTGAATGCGGAGGAGCCACGCGACAACCGAAGCAGCGACGCTCCCTCGACCCGGCCCAACAACAATGCCGTGATCTTTCGCCCATCGGATCGCGTCTGATACCACAAGGAATACATCCTGAAAATCCTTCTCTGTGATGAGGCCGAGCTCATAGTCGACCCGGCTTGCGTACCAGTCACGTTCTACCTTGGGCCGCTTACCAACGCCCCGGTAGGCCCACCCGTACCGAGCCCACTGAAGCAGGAGCTCGCTGGAGGTGGTCATCCGTACCGGCCCTCGGCCCTGGCGCGCCACCGGGCGGCGATCTCCAGCGGCCACACCCAGAACGGGAGCTTGCGGGTCGGCTTTGGCGGGCCACCACGCGGGCTGGCCGTCCGGTGCCCGGTAACTACCGAGCGGATCTCCAGCGGATCACCCGGCACATCCGGCTTGTTCATGTCCATGGTTCCAGATCCTCCTCCTGGATTGGGTAGCGCAGCCGGTCTGCCTTCGGGAGCGTCACGTTGCACATATCGGCTATGACCCTGCTCTGCCGGATGGCCTCCCATGCTGACCGGTCGTTCACCCCGGTCCTTACTAGCCTACCGTGTAGTTCGTCGTCAGTAGCGGGTAGGGTGAGCGGTACATCGTAGTTCCATTCTCGCATAGCGTCATCAACGCTAGCCTTACCCCGGTGAACCGCGTGCAGCACCGCCTGCATCTCGGCGTCCTTCATCGCCGGGTAGTGAACGTCGTGCGTCACGACCAGCGGTACGCCCATGTCCTGGCTCAGCACGGCGTAGGCTGCGTTCATCGCGCTGGACCGGGGTAGCTCGTAGAACGGCTGGATTTCCAGGAAGTAGCGGTCCCCGAAGATGGCCCGGTACCGCTCGATCACATCTCGGGCGGCGTCGAAGTCTGGTTCATCAATGTGCTCTGGCGTACCCTTGCCGCCCAGTAGCGCACAAGCAAGCTGCGAGCCCGAACATCCGGAGAGCACGACCAGGCCCCGGGCATGAGCCACAAGAGCTGCACCTGACACAGTAGGGTGGTAGTAGAAATCCCGGTAGCTTTGCGTGACGAGCCGGCAGACATTACGGTACCCTTCCGTGTTGGCGGCCAGGATCGTGAGGTGGTGCTTGAACTGAGTACGTCCTCCGATTTGCCCCTTTCCATGGCATATCTGGCATTCCCAGTCAGGGTCTAGTTCCCGGCCGTCCAGGTCAATGACGGGGAGTGGCTCAGGAGCACGACCGCTGCCCCCGCACGCCCTGCATTCACCTCCCAGGTCGGTCGGGCCGCAGTAGGCCTCTACCCCGAAGATTGGTTTGATGCCTGCGGCCAGCGCTGCCTTCTCGAGCTGGAAGTGAGAGCTGATGTTGCCATGTTCAGTCAGCGCTATAGCCCCGTACCCTAGCTCGGCTGCGCGGGCTACGTGCTGGGCCGGGGTCCCGAAGCCATCACCGAAACTGAAGGTAAAGAGTGGTGATGCAAATTGACAAAGTTCACGCTCACCCGGAACCACCTCCATCGCCCATCTTCTTGAACCGATCCTCGATGTACTTCTGGATGGCATCGAGATCAGTCGTGGGCATCTCGATCCTCGGGAACTCAGCCGGGCCGGGGCTGAGTTCAATCTTGACTCGCTCCCAGTCGATTTGCTGGTACAGGCCCTTGGCGATCTCCTCCCTGGCTGGCATCTGGATGTCATTAGTCAGCCTCGGGTCCGGAGGGTTGGTCCAGTAGTCGCTGACTCGCATCTGCTCGAACCCGCCGAGCTCAAGGGCCGGGGTGTCCTCGTCGTCCCGGGGCACGGTGACGCGTTCGGAGCAGACGTCGCACAGGAGATCTTCCTGGGTCGCCTTGCGAGGGCAGCTGCCCTCGGCCCCGTATCCGCAGCGGCACTGCCAGTTCTCGTTCGCTGCGATCTCGAAATCTGGGTGCCTTTCTTGCCACTCAGCCGGGTGGGTCCAGCAGCACATGGCACCTACCTCTGTCCGTTCCCGAACCCGGCCTGGATCGGAGCCAGTGCGCGCCAGATCCGGGGCTCGGTGGAGTCGTCTCCGTGGTTGTTGCTGTTGCCCTGGCTGACGCTTCCGGACTGCCCACCGTTGCCTAGCGTGTTCATTGTTCCTCCTAATTCGGGGCGAATCGGTCTTAGGTCCTGCATGGCCCTGCATTGGCAGCTGTGGCCACTTATCCCCTCCCAGGTACACTGACCCATTGACGAACTGCAGTGCGTTTTGGCTGGTCAGACCATTAATTCAAAAACCAGTTCACGAGCCTCCTGGGTCCTCCCACCGGCCCCATGGCCTGCCCTTGCCCTCGAGACGGTACAGGAAACCGGCGTAGTTGATCATGTCCACGGTGTTGGACTCGTCAAACCGGCCGCCTCGCCAGCTGTTGTGCACGAGGCGGCTCATACGCTTCCGCATCTCAAACAGCTGGCCCATCCAGCCCGACTCCTTCCAGCTTCCGCCATCCGGGTCGTACCCGCGCTGGCACATGATCCGGAGAGCCGGGAGGAACGCATCCACAAGCTGATGGACTGCGTCCGGGGTCGGGGTCATGCAGCATGCGTCCAGGAACGTGTACGCTGCGTCCAGATCCTTGTCACGATCCGGCACCGGGTCCATTGCCATCACGCCCTCCTCGCTGCACCCTCGGTGAGGGGCTCCATCGGATTGATGTCTACCCACATGTCCGGAGCCTCGCCGGCCCGGTGGTGCGCCTCGACGCGATCCCGAATGGAACACCACCGATCGGTGGCCGCCATGAACTCGCACTTCCCGGTCTGGTAGCAGACCGGCTTGAACAGCTGGCTGACGATGGCGTCGGTCTGCCAGTCATGCAGGTCCTGGAGGGCCCTGACGATCTCGCGCCAGACCTGCTTCCACTCAAATTGTGCCTGCGAGCACAGCCGCATCCCGGCGTGCTCGGCCAGGTTGCGCAGGTTGGTCTTGTAGTGGACCCGGGTTGTGATGTTCGTGGGCAGCAGCGAGCGGGCGTCCTCGGCCGGGATGCCTACGTTGACTAGCCCTAGGTAGGCTGAGGCTGCCTGGTACACGGCCGTCTGCCATACTTCCCGCTTCGGGTCGTCATCGGCCAGGCTGGCGATGCTGGGCGGCATGGCTACCTCGAACGCGGCGTTGTCCTTGACGGCGAACCGCATCGACTCCTGGACGAACACGGCCGTGCGCTGCCGCACTAGCTGGTGGGTGAACGCACGGGTCACGTTCTCGATCAGGAAGTGGAAGTCAATGAACTCCAGCCCGGCCGAGAGGGTCGTCTTGGTCATGTCCTCCAGCCAGTGTTCGGCTACCTCCCGGCTGATCTCGGCCGGGTCGTGAACCACCCGGCCCCGGTAAAGCTCGGTTGCAGCCGCCATGACCTGGAGCGGGTCTTGCGTCATGCTTATCAGGGTCACCCGGGGCGTGACATCCCCATCCTCCGCCCGGTACATCGCCACGTCTGCGAACCTGGCTACTTCGCTGCTGTGCTCCCTGGGCTCGCCTACGATCACCACCTTGCTTTTGTCCTCTTGTGGTGGCCGGTTGCGCATAAAGGACCCGAGCGGAATCTTGTCGCTATTCCCGTGTCCTCGCAGCCACCCTACCCGGCATAGCACAGAGGCATTTGATGACACCTCATCAACAGACTGCCCGGTATCCACTGAGATTACGTGCCTATCGACCATTACCCCGATAGGACGTTCCCGAAAGTATTCCAGAAGCTCCTTCTCGCCCTTCCACGTAGGCGGCCTACCCTGCCACAGTCTGCGCTCAGACATCATCTTCCTCCGTTCACTTGCACGATTGAGCCGGTCAGGAACTCCGGGCCGTGGAGGACGTCATAGACAACCTCGGCTACCTCGTCCACGGTGCCCCTCCGGCCTATGGGAGACTGGGATGCCTCGTACCGGGCTGAGGCCTCGGGGGTCCAGCCACGGAGCTCGGGCACGGTCTTGTCGATGTACCTGGTCATCCCAGTCCCGTCGATCATCCCGGGACTCACCGCGTTGACCCGGACGTCCGGCGCTAGCTCGCGCGCCGCACACCGTACAGCGGCGTCCAGCGCGGCCTTGCTTGCGCAGTAGGCCATAGACGTCCGCATCGGCCGAGTAGCGGCATCGGACGAGATAGCCACCACAGAGCGACACCGGTGGCCTCCGGCTGCGTTGTAGCCGGCCACGACCTGGAGCAGGCGCATGAAACCGGTCACGTTGACGTCCATGATGTCGGCGGCTGAGAACGGGTCCAGGTCCCTGATCCAGCTGAGCCGGTTCATCCCGGCCGAGTAGACCACGCCGTCAAACCAGGACTCATCATTGAAGTACCTATCCAGCTCATCACGAGAGCGGACGTCTATGGCCTCCCCGGTAGCCCGGACGTCATCGCCCATGAAGGCGCAGCGCTCCACTACGGCAGCCCCGATTCCGGACGTACCGCCTATTACCCAGACCTTCATCTGCGCTCCTTGATTGCCCCTAGTATTTCCTTGCGCCACGGATCGTCCGTGAAGTCATACACGCGCGGGTACATATCGGTGTAGCGGTTGTACGGCTGATCCCGGAGGTAGGCGGGCAGCCCAAGGACGGTAGCCTGAACAACCAG